CTGTTCCGTATATTCCTGCAAAATAAACCATTTTCTGGTAGCCTCGGAACATGGGAAGACCGCCTAAGCCTCTTGAACAGAAAAGACTGCTTGGCAACCCAGGACAGAGGCCGTTGCCCCCAGAGACCACGACAATCGCCTTAGACGGCGGATATGTCGAACCTTTACGCCCATTGGGCGATGCTGGCCGCAACTTGTGGGATGCGATTTACCTAAAAGCGGGTTTATGGATTAGCAACCGCACTGACACCGAATTTCTCCAGATGGTTTGCGAACAGCAAGACAGAAGAATCTGGCTTATGGAGAGAATCCAATCTGACCCTGACAACTGGAGACTCATGCGACAGTTGCACGACCTAGAGGTGATGATTAGCAACAACATGGGCAGACTCGGGCTAACCCCCGCTGACCGTACTAAGTTGGGCTACGCCGAGGTAAAACGAAGGTCGAAACTCGAGGAGCTACAAGATAGATGGTCAAAGAATGAGCAGTTGGCCACCTAGATGGCTTACGCCTGTCCCAGAAGAAGCTTTAGCTGATTCTCACGGCAAAAAGGCAATTGACTTTATAAACGCTTTTGCGGTTGTGACCAAAGACTCTGTCGGAGGTCGAGCTGGAGAGCCAATGCGACTCAGAGCATGGCAAGAGCATCTACTCCTAAACGCTTTCGCCGCCGAGGGCGAAGGATTCAGGCACAAGGTCATTTTGACGGGCGTTCCGAGAAAAAACGGAAAATCGGCTCTAGCCTCGGGAGTAGCTCTGTGGTCACTTCTAACTGGCCCTAAGGGTGGAGAGGTCTACTCTTGTGCGGCAGACAAAGACCAAGCCCGCATTGTGTTCGGTGAAGCGAAGAAGATGCTGACCAATGAGCCAGAACTCGAAGAGCTCGCCAAGATTTACCGAGATGCCATCGAGATTCCATCGACAGGCTCCGTCTATCGTGTTTTGTCAGCAGAGGCATTCACAAAAGAAGGACTATCTCCAACGATGGTCATATTCGACGAGTTGCACGCTCAGCCTGACCGAGAGCTATTCGATGTTATGCAACTTGCCCAGGGTGCTCGTGGCAACCTCGCCACCATGTTCTGTATCACAACCGCTGGGCAGAAGTCCGACACCACTGGTAAAGACTCCATCGCCTATTCGCTGTATCAGTATGGTCAGCGGGTCAGCAGGGGAGAAGTAGAAGACCCATCATTCTTCATGGCTTGGTACGAAGCTCCAGCCGAAGCAGACCATCGACTCGAAGACACATGGATAACCGCCAATCCAGGCTATGGAGACCTAAACGCCGCTGAAGACTTCAAGAGCACGGTTCTTCGAACACCAGAAGCCGAGTTCCGTACTAAACGATGCAACCAGTGGGTATCTAGCAACCTGACATGGCTTCCAACAGGCTCATGGGATGAATTATCGGCAGAACGGGGGATAACCCCAGATGATGAGCTAATAATCGGCTTCGATGGCTCATTCTCGGGTGACACGACCGTTTTGGTCGGATGCACCATTCCAAAAGACGAAGAGCTTCCCCATATGTTCCTAATCAAGGCTTGGGAGAAGGGGCCAGACGACGATAACTCTTGGCGGGTAAACATAACGGATGTAGAGAACGAAATTATTCGGTTCTGTCAGGAATACCCAAAGGTTCGAGAGATTGCCTGTGACCCTTACCGCTGGCAGAGGACTATGGCCTACCTTATGGAAGAGCGGGGATTACCCATTGTCGAGTTTCCTTCTACTTCTCCAGCAAGAATGGTAAAAGCAACAGCAAGGTTCTTCGATGGTGTTATGGAAGGCAAGCTCACCCATTCGGGAGACCCACTGCTCGCCAGACACCTTGACAATTGTGTTTTGAAAATCGACAACATCGGCCCACGCATCGTCAAAGAGAACAGAAACTCAAATCGACGTATTGATGCCGCCGTAGCCGCTGTGATAGCTTATGAAAGGGCTACCGTAGGTAGAATGGAAGAGGTAGTGCCTCAAATATTTGTATAGGCGGTTATGTTGGCAATAATTTTACAAGTGGCAGGTTCGGCACTAATTGCACTGGGTGCAGGGCTAATTTTTCCACCACTAGGAATCATTCTAGCTGGTGCAGGAGCTTTGGTCTTCGGAATAGCTTTGGAGCGTAAGTAATGCTAAATAACCTGTTCGAGAAGCGGGCAATCTCATTCCAGACCATCTGGGGCTCTGGTGACTTTGCAGATGTTCAATCACTCTCGGGTACCGTCATAACCAATGACACCGTTATGCAACTCAATGCTGTCTATTCGGCTGTCTCACTAATCTCGGACACTCTCGCTACTTTGCCAGTCGATGCTTACATCCGTTCTCAGGGTGCACGCTATGCACTCCGCCCTCGACCAGCTTGGGTAACTAAGCCAGATGTCGATACAACCAAAGAAGCGTTCTACGGTGCGGCGATTGTTTCATTACTAATCGACGGCAACACATTCATTCGTGTTTTCCGTAACCGCTCGGGTGTAATCGTGGACATGAAGGTTTTGAACCCGCTGGATGTCGAAATCAAGCGAAACGGCATTGGCAAAGTCATTTTCAATGTTCGTGGTGAGTCTCGTGCACTGACAGGCGAAGAAATCGTCTTTATCCCCGATGTTGTCCGCCCAGGTCACATTCGAGGCATGAGCCGAGTGGAAGCACTGAAGGAAAACTTCGGCTTAGCTTTGGCACTTGAAAAATATGCCGCAAAATTCTTCGGTAGCGGTACGCAAACATCTGGCGTAATCGAAATGCCTCAGGGGGTCAGCCTGACCGCCGAACAGGCCAAGTCAATGCAAGAAGCATTCGACTCTCGCCACCGAGGCTGGGGCAGAGCTCACAAGACAGCGATTATGACTGGCGGAGCAACTTACAAGCCAACCAATGTTCCAAACGACCAAGCTCAATTCTTGGACAGCCGAAGAATGGCCGTCGAAGATGTAGCTAGAGCTTTTAACATTCCGCCACACCTACTTGGACTACCAGGAACAAACACCTACTCTTCAGTAGAACAAAACAACATAGCGTTCGTTACGCACACACTTCGACCAATTGCTCAGAAGTTAGAGGGGGCCCTGACCGCCCTTCTTGCTCAGGAAACTGGCAAGGAAGCCGCCTTTATCAAATTTAGCCTTGACGGCCTGATTCGTGCAGACATTAACACCCGCACCGAGTCCTACGCTCGAGGCTTGCAGTCTGGTTATTACAAAATCAATGACATCCGTAGATTCGAAGACTTAGAACCAATCGACGACCCATCGGCCGAAACAGTCCGTGTTCCATTGGCGAATGTCAATGTGGATGCCGCTGACCTATCTGCTATGTCTACAAAGGTTGAAATGGCACAAAGACTTATTCAGGTCGGATTCGACCCAGCGGATGTTATGGCAAAACTTGAGCTTCCTGACTTTACACACACTGGCAAGGATTCCGTACAGCTACAAACGGAGACAGCCCCATAATGATTACAAACGGCTGGACATCGGTTGGGACTGTTGCAACTGCACTAGATGGCGTGCATAACAACCCAACGCTAATGACCATTCATAACAATGACAATTCCACGAATATTTATCTTGGCGGAACGGGCGTAACCATAACCAATGGCCTTTTATTGCTAAAAGAACAGAGTTACCAGTTTGAGCTACAGCCGCTAGAACAAATCTATGCAGTAAGCAATAAAAATGGCCATGTAATCAGTTGGATGAGGCAGACACTCTAATGATAAAACCAGGAAGATATAACATCACCGCTTATCAAGGTGCAACCTATGATATGAATTTAACATGGAGCATAGGTGGCACGGCTGTAAATCTAACTAATTACACGGCCGCTATGCAAGTTAGAACTACGCCCGATGCAACTAATGCAATTCTTAGTCTGACCAATGGTTCTGGAATAACACTCGGTGGAACAGCGGGAACAATTGATATAACAATTAGTTCGACGACAATGGGTGCCGCTACTGCTGGTCAGTATGTTTATGACCTTGAATTGAACTCGGGTTCGGCTGTTACAAGACTTCTACAGGGAACATTTCAAATTCAAGCTGAGGTCACTCGATAATGTCAAACTCTGTTGTAGCAATTACAGAGACAAACACAATTGTTTCAATTGAAGAAACAAATGTGGATATTTCTGTACTTGAGACATCTACAACACTTACTCTAGGAAACTCAGGGCCTCAGGGGCCTCAGGGCATTCAGGGCACAACTGGCCCAGCCAATACGCTGACAATCGGTACGGTTACTGCTAGCGACCCAGGTGGTACGGCATCTGCAACCATTACTGGAACATCGCCAAATCAAACTTTAAGTCTTGTAATTCCAAGGGGGCTACAGGGAACTCAGGGCATACAGGGCCCTACTGGGGCAACGGGTGCAACTGGAGCTACTGGCCCCCAGGGGTCAAAGGGCGACAAGGGAGATAAGGGCGATACGGGTGCAACTGGAGCAACTGGGCCGACTGGTGCAACGGGAGCTACGGGAGCCACGGGTGCCACTGGCCCACAAGGCGAGCAGGGTATTCAAGGTATTCAGGGGCCTCAAGGGGAAACTGGGCCCCAAGGACTAAAAGGCGATAAGGGGGACAAGGGGGACACTGGCCTAACAGGTGCAACAGGCCCTCAAGGCCCCCAAGGTGAAATTGGGCCTCAAGGCCCGCAAGGCATTCAAGGCGAAACTGGAGCAACTGGTGCTACTGGTGCAACAGGGCCTCAGGGTATTCAGGGAGCCACGGGAGCAACGGGTGCAACGGGTGCAACAGGCCCCGCTGGAGTAGTTGCCGCTACTTCTCCAATAACCTATAACTCAGGAACCCAAACCATTGGTATCAATGTAAACGCCGCTGGTATAACAATCAATGGCACTGCCGTTGCTTTAGGCGGTACCGTAGTAGTAGAAGCGAGGTTGGGCTAATGCCTTATTACATTTCAGATAGCAATCCAGATTGTTCTGGTTGGGCTGTTGAAAAGTCAGATGGTGAAGTCATGGGCTGTCATAACACGAAGCAGTCTGCCATTGACCAGATGGTCGCTCTATCTATTGCTGAAGATATGGAGCCAGGTGGCGAACGAGCCATGCCTGGAACGCTGAAAGTTGGCGATTATGTTTCTTGGAACTCTTCAGGTGGTCGAGCAAGAGGAGAAATCAAAGAAGTTGTCGAAGATGGCCGTATCAATGTTCCAGATAGCTCTGTAACCGTAGTTGGAACTCCGTCTGACCCAGCCGCACTAATTCAGGTCTATGAAGAATACAACGGTGGTTGGAGAGATACCGATGTTTATGTAGGACACAAGTTTTCAACACTTACTCAAATCTCACCGCTCCCAGAGCCAGAAGACGAACCAGAGAGCGAAGACGACGAAGAAGACGACAGAATGTCGGAAACCGAATATAGACAAGTAAACCTAGAACCCCCAAGCTACATGAGGGCGGCGGCTCGAAGGGGCCTCGAATACTACGAGCAAGGACTAGGTGGCGATGGTTTGGTTGAAAGAACGATTCGTGAGGCGAGAGCCATGGCTTCAGGTAATGTCACTGCTGATAAGTGGGTTAGGATTCGGGCTTGGATTGCTAGGCATCTTCCTGATTTGGACAGTCCCGCCGCAAGACCTGATTCGGCTGATTATCCTAGCCCTGGTGTAGTTGCACACTTGCTCTGGGGCTCAGGCCCATCTAAGAGAGCCGCACAACGAGCACTTGCATATGCAGAAGGTGTCGTTGCTAGAATTGAAGAAGAGAATGAAGGCAGAGCGAAAGGCCAAGCATTGTCCAAGATAGAAACACGCACGACACCTATTCAGTTTGAAATGCGTGAGAGTGAAGACGGCATGAATTTTGAGGGCTATGCCGCCGTATTCAATACACCTTCAGAACCGCTTCCATTTATCGAGCGTATTGCCCCAGGAGCATTCCGCCGCTCGCTAGATGCCCGCAACGACATAAAGCTTTTATGGAACCACGACTCGGGAACCGTACTCGGCTCTACTCGTGCTGGCACAATGAGACTTTACGAAGACGAGCGTGGCCTAAAGGTCAGGGCAACCTTCCCAAACACAACCGCTGGTCGTGATGCCGCTGAGTTGCTCCGTCGTGGAGATGTAGATTCCATGAGCTTTGGTTTCAGTGTTCCAACTGGCGGCGACGAGTGGTCTTCAGACGGAAGCGAAAGAACCCTAAAGTCTGTTCGACTACACGAGGTTTCCATTGTCGCTTTCCCTGCCTACTCCAGCACCGCTGGCACAACTTCGGTTCGTGGCTTAGACAAGGTAGCCAAGAGAGCCGATGTAGACCCAGAAGCTTTGGCAGATGCCATTTTGAAGCTTGAAGAAGGCAACGAGCTTTCCGAGGAAGAAGGCCGCCTACTACAGCAAGCCATCGTTTCCTCCACCGCTAAGCCAGAGGAGCCACAACCTATCGGTGATGTGGCTATGCTGGAGCTCAAGAAAAAGAAACTAGCCCTATTAGTGAACGGACTTACAAATGCCTAGTAAAGAAGAAATCAAGAAGGCCATTCTTGGCGTAGCTGGCAACCCAGAGTCAGGCGATATCTGGAGCCTTGCAGACAAGATGGCAGAAGCAGTTCTTGGCTTAGATTCACAGGTACCAGTAAAGACTGAGCAGAAGTCTGCTGATACAGAGATGCCAAGCAAAGAAACCCGAGTAACCAAGCCAGAATTCACTAGATAATCGGGTTACCCCCAAGGCTATCTTTCTACTTGGGGGTTTCTGCTGTTTGGGGAAAACTCTTGTAAAATTTACACATCGGATGTGAGTCAGCTCTGCCGTGTTCAGTTAAGCGTTAACGCTTCTGGTAATTGTAAATAACTATCAAGAGGAGACTAAATGTCTGAATTCATCAAGACTCAGCAAGAACTCCGTGCTAACTTGACTTCACAAATTCGTGAAGTTATTGACTCGGCTGAGGCTGAGAAGCGTGGATTGGATGCCGCTGAGCTCGAGAAGATTGACCGCATCGAGGCCGACATCCGTCGTGCCGACGAGGCAATCGCTGTTGCACAGCGTAACGAAGAGCGTGCACTAGAGGCTTCCGTAGCCGCTAAGGGCTTTGCTCTGCCAGAGACTTCAGAGCGTTCCGCTTCTGATGTTCTTCGCCAGATTGCTTCCACCCGTGGAGCACACACCTTCACCCGTGAAGAGCGTATTCTGGTTCCATCGACCAACACCGTTCCAAAGTCATTCTTTGACGAGGTATTCGATGTTGCTCGCCTAGTTGGCCCAATGCTAGATGTCGGACAGAGAATTAACACCACATCTGGTGAGGACATTACCCTGCCAACTCTGACCGCATACAGCACCGCTACTCTAAAGTCCGCTGGTTCTGCTATCGACGAGTCCGAGCCAACCTACTCAAGCATTGTTCTAGGTGCTTACAAGTACGGTCTGCTCATCCCAGTTGCAAACGAGCTAATTGCCGATGCTGGATTCAACATCTCGGCACACCTTGCAGAGCAAGCTGGAAACGGCCTCGGATTCGCTGTAAACGCCGCCCTAACCACTGGTGACGGCACCAACAAGCCAAACGGTGTTGTAACCGCCGCTGGTTCTGGTGTAACTGGTGGAACTGGTGTTTCAGGTGCATTCACCGCTGACAACCTGATTGACCTCCAGTACACCCTTGACGGAGCCGCTCGTCGTCTCCCAGGTGTTGCATACATGGCGGCAGGTCAGGCTATCGGTGCGATGAGGAAGCTCAAGGACTCAGCAGGTAACTACCTCTACACCGTAAATGTCGGACAGCCAGATAACTTTGCTGGATACTCGGTTATCGAGAACCCAGGAATGGCTAACACTGGAACTGGTGCAAAGTCGGTACTGTTCGGTCACCTACCTTCATACAAGGTTCGTGTCGCTGGCGGTATTCAGGTTGCTACTTCAACTGACTACGCTTTCAACACTGACAGCACATATTTCAGAGTGATGATGAGGGTAGACGGTGACTTGACTCACGCCTCCCACATTAAGTACTTCATCGGAGCTGCTAGCTAGTATCCGCTGAAATAGCTGAAGCCCCCGTAGTTCTAGGTTGCTACGGGGGTTTCTTTTTGCTATGTTGAAGCCATGTCCAAACAACCTAGACTCAAAGGGGCAGTGGCTTTAGCCAGCAATAGCCCAGGTGCACCTACAGGGTATGGAAACCAATCCATACTGCTAGCCGAACGAATGATTCGGTCTGGATTGAAGTTCGCTTCCTTATCCAACTACGGCCTTGAGGGTCGCCATGAGACCATGACCATAGCTGGCCAGTCCGTGCCTCACTACCCCAGGGGATTCACGCTTTATTCAACCGATGTGATTCCAACATGGGTGAATGATTTCTCATCTAAAAACCCAAACATGAAAACAGTTCTTATGACCCTTTACGATGTCTGGGTCTATAACGACATGAAATATGACGATGAGATTATTTCTTGGGTTCCACTTGACCACATAACTCCACCGCCCAAGGTGATTGAGTTTTTGAAAAAAGACAATGTAACTCCAATCACTATGTCACCACATGGAACCGAGCAATTGGATTCAGTGGGGATTCAGTCGGTTTATATCCCGCATGGAGTGGACACAAAAATTTATAAGCCCACCCCGACAATAAATAATGTTCCAACCAGAGAATTTATGGGCGTACCCGATGATGTTTTCTTAGTTGGTATGGTAGCCGCCAATAAAGCTAATGGTTCCATCCACAGGAAAGCCGTAGCCGAGAACCTACTGGCCTTTGCCATGTTTCATAAAAAATATCCAAACTCTCAGATTTACTTACATACAGAGCCCTCCAGGGCATATGGAGGATTTGATTACGCCACCATTCTCAAGTCTGTTGGCTTAGATAAGTCGGCCGTATTGCTTCCAGACCGAGATGCACTCCGTACTGGATACCCCTCAGAAGCCATGGCTGCCTTTTACACGGCATTTGACGTACTTTTGAGCACTTCCTATGGTGAAGGCTTTGGAATCCCCACAATCGAAGCACAAGCTTGCGGAACACGGGTTATTACGAGCAATTTTGCCGCCTCTAAAGACCTAGCCTCCGAGGATAGCTGGAAAGTAGATGGACAGCCGTTCTGGGATGAGGCTCAGTCTTCGTTCTTTTCGATTCCATCTGTAAATAGCATTGTCAAGTCACTAGAGGCCGCTTATCACGCTGAGCGGGGCACAAGCCAGACCGCAATTGACTTTGCGAAGCAATTCGATTTTGACCACATATGGACTTGGCGATGGTTGCCATTCCTAAAGGGAATTTTTGAATGATTGCTTGGCTAACTCATCATCTTCCTAGGGAATTCGAAGAGAAAAGCGGAATCCCAGGTAAGTACCGAGGTGGGGCCGAGATGAGCGATGCTCAATATCTGGAGCTCGCCCCTACTGAGGTAAAGGTCTTCAACTCGAGCCAATGGCAAGAGGCGATGGACTACGACCAGATTGTCATTACTGGAACTGACCTGCTTACTCAGGAAGCCATGACTCAGCTTGCAACTAAAAAGCCCGTGGTAATGGTGCATCACAAACAAACAAGGACTGAGGCCAGGCAACAGCTAATAAATTCAGCAAAGAAATTTATTTGTCGAAGCCCAAGACACCTAGAAATCGAGCTTGAGTGGGCATCCCCAGTCAAAAGCACTTGGGTGACTTCATACTTTGACCCAAGTCAGTTCAAGCCAAAACCCAAAGAAGACTTTGCCCTATGGGCGGCTAGGCTCCACTCACAGAAGGGGCCAGATAACGCCATGAAGTGGGCAGAGCAAAACAAGATTCCATTGGTCATGTACTGGGATAAGCCAAGGGAAAAAGTCTTAGAAACCATGAGTAGGGCTAAGCATTTTGTCTTCCTGCCGAACGACTTAGATGCCGAGTCTCGTGTTGTAATCGAAGCAGTCCTGTCGGGATGCCAGCTCCATGTAAATGAGAATGTTGGTATCAGTTCGGTATCAGGCTGGAATGACCCAGACAAGCTCAGCACCATTGTGTCTTCGGCTAATACAAAGTTCTGGAATGAGGTCTTAGAAAAGTGAGCCCGACAATTAGCTTGCCCCTTTGTATCTGGGGCTCGGGATACAGCCAGTTTCTACCCCAGTGGTTTAGAGGCGTAGAGTCGCTGGAGCGAAAGATAGACGAAATAGTGGTTGTTTGTGACGAACAAAACTACTTTGCGGTGATGAATTCGGTCATAGATTTTTCCAAAGTCAGGATTCGAGTAGAAACACACGGCGACTATTCGGCTTATTGGAACAGAGCCTTCGAGCTATGCCAGGGGAAGTGGATTGCCATTTGTAACGCTGACGACTACTTTTTACCACAAGCTCTAAACCAGATAGATGAAGCAGATGCTCAGGGATGCAACCTAATTTGTGACCATCTTGTGCACAAAGGCAGTAGCAACACCCAGTCCGCCGTCTGGAGGCCAGAAGAACTTGATTATGCCTTCAACCTTATGGGTGCCAATCCTATGACCAAACAACTATGGGAGGCCGCTGGTGGCTTTCCTCCAAACATGAGGTTTGCTGACTGGGGGCTTGCCTTGGCCATGCGAAAAACTAATTTAGTAAAGCCCTTCTATGCCTCGACTACCAGGATTGTTTATGATGTGGGCTATGACAGGGCAACTATGACTGGAGCATCCCTAGAGTCCGAAAAACGCTCGGTTGGTAACAATCAAGTTCAAGAGTTTGCCGCCAAGCTAAGACAATGATTTTTGAATCGTTTCTTGTTACGGGCTCGACGGGTGCAGTAGGCACCCACGTTGTCAATTTACTGAAAGACAACGGAATCGACTACAAACCCCATGACACAAGAGACTTTTCTTTAGCCCCTCAAGCAGACCATATCATTCACATCGCTGGGATAAACCGAGGCGACAACCTACACTTCGGCAACATACAAATAAGCAAAACCCTGACAGAGCAATTGTCTAGTAGACCCCAAACGCTTACCTACGCCAATTCCGTCAAATCCAGGTTCGATGATTCGGAATATGCCAAGGGCAAAAGAGGGGCCGAGCTACATCTGAGGCAGTGGTGCCGAGAAAACGGCATACTCTTTAGAAATTGCTATCTTCCCAACCTGATTGGGCCATTTGGTAAGCCAAACCACAACATGATTGCCACGACGATAGTGCACAACTTGGTTTATGGAATAGAACTACCACCCCTAAATAACCAAAGATTTGGTATGGGGCTTTTATCAGATGCGGCTATTGAACTTTGCAGGGTCAAGAACTGGCCCCGTAATATTCAGACCTA